AACAAATCGTAGATAGTGATTTTATCGATAGATCGACGATAAGAATGGGACTTGGTCGTTATGCCGAAAACTATAGAGTCGATTTACCCAAATTATGGACATTATGGATACCAGCCACCATCATCAACTTTATGTTCAATCCAATTTGGATGCGAATTCCTTTCACCGCAACAATCAGTGTGGTTTGGACAGGTATTATGAGCATGTTGAGGGGGTAGGGTTGTTGTTTTAAATTATTATGTTTAAAATATTGCGTAAGCTAAGATATTCTGAAATATTCTTATAATTTGTATTTTTTTTCCAGTCTTGATTCCTACGTTATCAAAACATCACAAAATTAACTTATAGTGCATTTGGCTTTCATTGTATAAATAACAGGTCGTAGTTGCGTTAGTACTACTAATTATTTCACATACATTGCCCATATCAGTCAATACATTAACATTAAATCCATACGTCTCAGCTGCTATCATGATTTCAACTTCCCCCTCTATCCAGCTACCCGGTTTCGAAATATCGAGGCCTCTTAGTACACCACGATTGGCAAAGTGATAGCCATTTGAATGAAGCCAAATCGTCATATCGTTTCGTACATCGACATATTTCTTTTGGTTATTGAATACAAACTTTGCTATACATCTATAGAAACAATTCCCCCCTGCACCACAATCCAAAAGTGATACATCTGTTTTCAACGATGCACATAAAGCAGTCTTAATGGCAATTTCCATTTCGATTTGATCAATATGCTCTCTATACCCACCTACTTTTCTAAAGTAATCTAAGGATTTTTTCAATTCTGAAATTTGACGCGATAAAGCAATTAAATCTGGTTCAACGTTCTTTGTATTTCTCCGCGCTTCAACTACGTATCTAAATGAGCTCATGATGCTAAGTTTCTATATAATTATCGTAACAAACACATCTCGATGATATTTTTTTCTTTAAACATAAAACTTGTTTTTAAGAGAATTATAAAAAACGCAATGGCATCGAGGTTGATTGATTTCCTGAAGAATAATCAGATTCTTAAAACAATGGGTAATGAGAGCTATAAAAAAATGAAAAATTGCTTTAAGTATCATTCGATGTATCTAAAACTATAAACCTTTTATACAAAATGTTATTATTAGATTACTTACAAAATCATACCAAATACAATTCATTAGAAAGCTTCTATAAGACAAATGATGTATTTAATTCAAATAACGGTCTTTCTATCGTACGAATCCCATACCCTCCAACCGATGAAAATTGCATGTTAAGTGGATTGTGCTTTGAAACAGACACACAACTCATTGTTGCTAAGGGTCTAGCATCTCCTCTGTCATTCGATCCAATTACTAGTCCAACTAAAATGTCAATGGTGTCGGTACGTATCCAAAATGCAAACATTGGTTCTATCGTCCATGTATGGTTTTACAACAATCAATGGAATGTATCAACAAAGAATCATCTTGATGCGACGACTATTAATTGGCATAATTTAAATCTAGGCGAGAAGTGTCTGGATTCGTTAAACTTGGAAGTATTGAATCCATCATATTGTTACACAATCTTTATCCCAGACTATTTGGTACTTGCTACGGTAGATGTAATGCATATTGGATCGGTTGATTTGAAAACAATGAAAGAGGTTGATGATCATTCAATCGAACTACCGAAACCAAAATGGTTAAATGACTTTCGCAATTGGGACGATTTAATCGACTACGTTGATGAACTTCCAATAAGTTGCCCTGGTGTATTGCTCTACAACTTAGAAACATCCTATCAATATTTCATGAGAAATGAAAAGTTCGATGAGATTGAGAAGATGTTGGGTAATAATCGTGACATTGAATATAGATGTATTGTATTGAATCATCTAGGCAAGCGTAAGATCGCTGAACAAATATTCCCTGTATTGGTTAATACTTTTACAGAAATTGAACAATCTTTGACAGAGATTGCAAAGGTTGTGCATGATTGTTATGTTAAACGATTTATCAAGAAAACATCAAGATTAATCGTGCATCCAGAAATTCACACAATCATGCAACATATGCACAAGGAGTTCTTGGAGCGCCGTCGTGCTGGATCGTATGTGCGTGTGACCGAAGCGATGGTTAATGCTCGGATTTGGATCTACTCTCCCCGAGGTATTGCGAAACTTCTACGAATGTCTCGCAATCCCGAAACGAAATTATTAATCGTGCATGATACCTTTGAAAGTGATGAGATGTACAAAAACTTACTTCAAGAGTTTGCTAAATTAAGCGCAAAACCAGAAAGAAAATACAGAAAACATCGTTAATTTTTTTTAATCAAACCAGATGATTAACGTAGAAATAATAAACATTGGTTCAGATAAAAAAGTATTTAGTAAATTATTGTTTTATTTTCTTTTATTCAAGAGAATGAATTATTCCACTAATTTATTAGTATTAATTCTTTCTGCAGCTGTAGGTTTTTTCTATATGCAAAATAAAAAAAACAAGCAACGTCTTAGAATTTTGAATCGAGAAGTTCTCAGACAAGAAGAACAAATAAATAAACTCTATCTACAGATCAACACATCTAAAAGCATGGAATCATCCAGTCGTTATGTTAAGGAAGACAATGATGGGTATGTAGATGATAGCTATTATGAGGATGAAGATATGGGCGAGTACAATATGTATGAGGCTGAGGCTGAGGCTGAGGCTGAGGCTGAGGATGAGGCTGAGACTGAGGATGAGGCTGAGGCTGAGGCTGAGGCTGAGACTGAGACTGAGGCTACTGGGATGATAGAGATGGGTCAGTTTGGAATAATATCAAGTTTTATGCCTCTAATTGGTCAAAGTATTGGTCCGTTGATATCTAATCTCAATTCTCGAGTAGAAGAGGTTGCTTCCACAAGTTCTGGGGGATATGAAGACTCATCGTCATCATCAGATGATACTCTATCGGTAGACTTTAATAATATTAGTGAGGATGAGGATGAGGATGAGGAGGAGGAGGAGGATGATGATGAGGAGGAGGAGGATGAGGATGAGGATGAGGAGGATGTTATTTCGGAGCGCTTGGTAAATGTATCGGTTGGTGATAAGACGCTTAATGTCATAAGTATTGAAGAAAGGATTGAAGATGTTGAGGTGATTACGATGGAAGACCGGTGCTCAGAGGAGAAGGCTGTTATTGAGAAATTTGACGATAATGTAGATTCTTCAACTTGTGTATGGGTAATGAAACGTGGAGATAAAAAGGGTATGATGTGTAACAAGAAAACGAAAGACAAATTAATCTACTGTCCTAAACATGTTAAATAAGGTTATTTTTTGTATAGATATATATAATGGAATATTTAGGTCAATCAGTGTGTGAATTATTTATGTATAACCTGTGGCATTTTGTTATCTATTCCTTGTTGTTTAGAGGATTTCCGAATAAACCTAAGCTAAAACAAATATTCATATATTCAATGAATAGCATACTTTCTGCTTTCATCCTCGTGACATGTTGTTTGTCGATCAAGTGGAAGTTAAGTAATGTTATTCAACCTTCTATATATCTTATCGACACACTCGAGGGGTGGGTCACACTGATAGTCTATATATGTATGGTTATTTTCAAAGCACTTGGAGTTGATGATAAGAATGCATGGAATCGGATAAGTTATCTATTTATATTCCAAAGGATCGCACTCTCAACCTTATTCGCTTCTTACCTAACTTCAAACATACAAACAGGGACCATAGTTATAGCTCAAATCATTGTTACGGTGATCTATCTAACGATCTACTTACTCTGGACTTGTCTAACAACAGCATCTAATCATTGGATAGAATCTTGGATTTATTATACTGGATGTATGATAACAATCACAAGATCGTGTTTGTCTACACGACTTGGACGATTAACGGCTGTAGAAATTTATAAATTGTGGAATCAAACTCATTATTTTCACGTAGAGTCATATATATCGATATCAGAGTATTTGTTTGGTATCGTCGGAGATCTAAATTTTGGAGATCTATACTTACTCATACTAATCATTGAAATAAGTCTATCCTACACCTTCTACACCAAATACTCTGCTATTGACAGAAATCAGTTGAATGAAGTTAATTCACCTGTATGATTTGTCCAAAAAAAAATGAATAAATACATATCACCCCCGCCCCCTAATCATCAAACAAGTCAACCATGCGCTTACGATCATCCACCAACCAACCACATAGAAACACAGCCCAATTACTAAGAGACCGCATGAATTATCTCAATACCGAAAGATACGGTTTTGTTGCATTCCTAATGAATGGATCGATAAGATATTACAGGTTCGACATTGATAGTGTAAATACGACCAGCCTCACATGCAGAGGGAAGTGGAGCAATGGCCCAAAGTATAAACACATAGCTCTAAGTAGTCTTCTTATTTACGAAGACTTGGATTTAGATGGACTCCGACTCGTGTATGGTGTTGATAAGGACGGGAATAACTTTTTGTACAGTACAAAGTTTGACAATCTACTTCGTGGTGAATATCCTCTATACATTTGAAGAGCAACTGCTACAAAGATTACGATCCAACGATACTGTATTTTTTTCCTGCAGTTAGTAGTACTTGTTGGAGATAATATTGTCCATTGAAAAATGTAACAATAGAACCACATAAAAACATCATATTATTGACCAAAGTTTTTGGTTCGTTCATCCAGGCAATGTATTGTAGAGTAAAGCAAAACATTAGACCCGGGGCTCGAATCCAGGTATTAATTACCACCGATATGTTGATTCGCGTATGTTTTGAGATTATTTTTTTATCAATCAGATATAGGGCCATGTAGTCGATTGCTCCGGGGAAACCACAAACGAAAACAACCGTCATTGGTAGAATTTCTCCTGAATTCGTGGTGAAACGTATGATATTTCCTGCCGTAACGAACAGAAAGTGATGAAAATAGTCAGCAGTTGTGCATTCGTATCGTGCTAAGTGGTAGATGTGAAGGATGGTGACCAAATCTAAGGGAAGATTATTCGTCGTAGGATTCATAAGAGTATGGATAGGGTCGTGTAGTAATGACCAAACGGATCCCATGCAACTGATTGCGATTGCAATATTACCAACAAAATGGATTAAAAACCATCGCGACTTTGGATTGGTGTCGTTGAGAAAATACTTTGCGAAAAAGTCGAAGAGGAAGAGGAAGGCGGTGAAGTAGATTAGTATCATTATAAAAGCTAATTAAAAAAAATATACATTATAACGACGTAGATGAGGTTAATGAATTTAGAAGTCTACTTGTTGTGCTAATGTGTGCGGCCGTGTCGTTGGTAAATACAAAGTAACTCCAAGCAATGACCGAAATAGGTATGATCATTATACAAAGAACAATGAGCGCTATCGTGGCGTATGATAAAGTCTTCAAACCAAAATCATTTGGGTCCGCTGGATTATACTCAATCTCAATCTTCTGATCTACCACATATAATTTCTGTGTATCATTTAATAGAATATCCTGGGTGTATTGGTTATCATCATGGGTATGGGCTATGGTTAAGGAACAATCGTTTACAATTCGCTTCTTACATTTTTTATTAGCCTTACAATTTTCCTTCACCTTTTTCGAACACCCTCCCCCAATTACCTTACCAACAGTTGTTTTGGATCTAACTTTCTTTTTAAATAACAAAGTGAGTAATATAATACAACATATGATTATAACTATCGTTGATATAACCACATCAACAGCTGCACTCATTCTTGCAAAAACTTTTGATACATCGGCGATTGTCATTATTATAAGTATGAAAATAAATTATTTCTACAGTTTGTACAAACAGCACCATCATGTTACGGCGTACGGTCACATTTTGTGAAAAGAAACAACTTCTCAACATATCAATGTATTTCGATTCAAATAAAATCGCATCCTCCTCTTCCAAAATACGTAGTAATATTGGTTACATCAACAATCTGTACGTGAAATCAGGCTACCGTGGAGTAGGGAATGGGACAAGATTGTTAAAGGATACAGAGGAAGTACTACGAAACGTAAGATACGTGAACAAATTTGTCCTTACCGCGTACGAAGAACCAAATTCTATGTTGGAGAGATTCTACCAAAAGAATTTTTACAAAAAGACAGAAAAGAAAATATCGAGTGTGTATGACAATTACGATATCGTCTACGATTTGGTGCGGTATGAGAAAGGTAATCAATCATAAGCATATAAACAATACCTACGTACGTAATACAATGAGCAAACAGATATCAGATAGAGAAATTGAATTGCGATTCTACAAATTAAATATCAAAAAATTTCGTAGAAAATTGATCTCAGTAGGTGGATTTGTGTACAAGAAGCCTCGGTTGATGCCGAGGATCGACCGAGTGAATCCCCCAACGCACTAAACTTTGAAGATACCTATGTTCGTTTCAAACCATTGATTAAGAAAAAGAAAACCAACGATGAGCAATTAAGACTTCTGAAAAAAATATAATCATTCCATCCAATCATACTACGCTTACTTCATATCCGACCTTAGATTCTCACACAAATCCTTCGCATCTCCTAACAACATATTGGTATTCTCTTTCACAAAAACAGGATTGTCCACTCCAGCGTATCCAGGGGAAAGGGATCGTTTCATCACAACCACTTCCTTGGATTTCCACACCCGTAGAACCGGCATACCAGCAATTGGTGAATTCGGGTCATCCTCGGCAGCTGAATTGATCGTATCGTTCGCACCAATAACTAAGGTTAGGTCGGTTTGGTCGAAACTATCGTTGATCTCCTCCATCTCCTCCACAATATCGTACGGAACCCCAGCTTCTGCGAGCAAGACATTCAATTGACCGGGCATTCTACCCGCCACGGGGTGGATCGCAAACCGTACCTTCTTATTCTGTTCCTTTACCAAGGATTCGACCAATGCGGCTAAGGGGTATTGTGCTTGAGCAACGGCTAACCCGTAGCCAGGCACGATGATGATGTTTTGTGCTTCTCTGATTTTATCTGCGACCGTTCCAAGCTCAACAACCGTCGCCTCACCCTCAACAACCGCAGCCACACCGCCACCCGATTTCTTCATTCCACCTAAGATGACGGAAGTTAGATCTCGATTCATGGCCTTACACATAATATTAGTAAGCGTTGCCCCCGAACACCCGATCAAGGCACCGATGGTGGTTAGGATAGGCTCAGAGAGCATGAACCCTTCGGCACACAACGCCCAACCCGAGTAGGAGTTCAGTAGTGTCACGACGACGGGCATATCGGCACCCCCAACACCTGCGGTTAGACTCAAACCGAGTAGGGCCGAGGAACCTAAACCAGTAGCTAAGCCCACACCACCCATTCCATTGGCAAACATAATTCCACCACCAACAACACCAAGACCCAAAGCAGCATTCACTGGATTCAATCCAACCATTGGTTTAGAGCCCAACAAACCATCCAACTTACCATAAGCGATCAACGACCCTGTTGTCGTAACTGCCCCGATTGTCGTAGCTGCGTAGATAGAGGCCATGCGTAGAGCATCTGCTGATGCATGGAAGGTTGCGTAGTCTCCCACGGCTGTGAGTACGGCGGCCAAACCAACGAGGGAATGGAATCCCGCGACTGCTTGGGGTAGGGAGGTTAATTCGATTCGATTCGCGGCGTATCGACCCACCAAACCACCACTACCAATCAATCCAATCATTGCGGCTGCGGTTGTTGGATCGGAGGCCGTCGCAATCATCGTCATGGTGATGCCTAACGCAATACCAGTTTGGCCACTAATAGTTCCTAATCGAGCAGTGGATTGACTAGATAGACCAGCAATTCCTCCAATACACAACATAGCAGCAAGCGAGCTACCAATCGCCCCAACCTCGGCATACCCAGCAAGCGCAGCTAGGGTGAATCCGCCCAACGTCGCGGCGGCGGGGTAATTGTAGTAACCATAATATGTAGTTGGATCGGATGGTCTGTTAAACATATTTAACATTTTATCGGTTACGGTGAAGCCACCAAAAATATTGATTGCACTTAGAAAGGTCGCGGTTCCGGCCATTCCAACAACATATGGATCACTCGCGTGTGCCATCAAATGCATTCCACCCAACACAGTCGCCCCACTAATCGCATTCGTAATCGCCATCAACGGTGAGTGGAGTGCATGTGATACATTGGCCACGGATTGTGCACCAACCAAATTGGACAATACGAAGGTACCAAACATGTTTGAGAATCCAACATGTGGTGCCGCCATACCAACCGCCAAACCGGCTGCCCCGACCATGGTGGCGGTCTTCGAACCATCGATGTAGGGTTTTTGATGATCCACAACAACCACGGGCTCTGTTGCTTCAACACGTAGAACCGGTTCAACGGGTTTCAATGGTGGAGCGGGCCACATACTACGCCCCTCATGGGTTACCAACATTTGGCGTACCACATCGTCCTCTAGATCTACGCTCCACGAAGTTTTCTTGGTCTTGTTGTGGTCCTTCCTCATCATACTAAGTAGTAGTTTTTGAACATTGTTACCAAATAAAGTTGAGGCAGTTGTGGGTAGTCTGGATACTAGATCGGTATACCCAATACACGTTACATTATTATCCGTAGTAATAACCTTATCTTTTATCGTTGTCTCCACATTCCCTCCATTCTCTGCAGCTAAATCAACAGTAATGGATCCAGGTTTCATACGATCCACCATTTGTTTCGTGATCATAATTGGAGCTGGTTTGTTTGGAATCAGTGCTGTGGTGATCACAATATCCGCATCTGCCGAGTGTTTGGAAAGTAGTTCTCGAGCCTTAGCATGCCATTCTGGTCCCATCTCCTTTGCATACCCCCCCGACCCCGCCGCATCGATTGCATCCGATTCGACTTGAAGGAATTGTCCACCAAGAGATTCAACCTGTTCCTTCGTAACTGGTCGTACGTCGAATGCGTAGACCATCGCTCCCATATTCTTAGCACTCTGGATCGCGGCCAAACCAGCTACCCCCGTACCAATAACCAAAACCTTTGCTGGTGGTGTGGAACCAGCGGCGGTCATTTGTCCAGAAAATGTTCTCCCATAGGCATTCATCGCCTCAACAACCGCACGGTATCCTGCCAGATTCGCCTGTGAGGACAGGACATCGAATGCTTGACCGCGGGAAATTGTACGAGGGATACAATCAAGTGCAATGGATGTTGTTTTGTTGTCAATCATACGATCGATGAGGTGTTGATTCTTCGAAGGATTGAGTAGACTAATGATCGTGGTTGGTTTGGATGGGATTTGATTGATATCTATTGGTTGAACCTTCACAACAACATCAGCCTCATTCATCAGATCCTTCGCCGAATCAACAATACGAGCACCCGCATCAACATATTGCTGATTCGATAGTTTCGCAGCAAGACCCGCATTCTTCTCAACAAGAACATCTTGATATCCTGATTTCAAATATTTCGTAACATTTTCGGGAGTGATTGCTACCCTAGATTCTAGGTTAGCGTTCTCTTTCAATACCCCAATCTTTGTTTCGGACAACTTCCGTAATGTCGAAAACCGATTACTACGAAAGAAAAAACGACGAGACGTGAGCATTATATAGATAGTACGGATATTATTGGTATGAATTAGACTTGATAAAATAAAAATGGTTATTGCTTAATCGTAACGGCTGTATAAATATTATGACGTTCGTTTTCTTCTTTGTAGGGATTCATCATCACATCATCAAATACATCTTTATAATTGATCATATCCTTTTTGTTGAATACTTTTTGAAGTTCCAAATCACTACTTTCTACCATATTAGATACAATACAATCCAATTGCTTGGTTTGTTCGTATCTAAAGCGGTACATTGTAGTATAAGTAGGTATTAAAAGAAATTATCCGATTGTTTCGATTTTTGTCAATATATCACAACACTCATTGGATTCACAATCACACCCCCCGTCGTATATTTTTGGAATATTGTGATTCGGGATATCGGATGAATAATACTTGTGTCCATTCGTTGAGGTAACTTTGATGTCTTCCAAATATTCCTTTGGAATAAATAACCGAATGATCTTCCACAATATCTTAAATGTTGCGGAGGCATTGATGATCCACACCTTCTCAACACTACCAAGTGGATTAGATAGTTGGAGGGTTATCATTTCTACGATAAAGTCTTTGTACTTTTTTTTAACAACCACATACATAGGAAGGCAACTTACGTCGATAATATGAATCGACCTTCGGGGATTTACGACCATACCGGGTCCCAATTTTTCCATGATCCGGGATTCGATTTCAAATAATTTCCAAAAGTATTCTTGGATTTTAGACATCTCGAATTCAAGAAGTTTATCGAAATCTAGGTTTTTGCCATAATCATGATAGTGCACGATATG